GTCAAGATACGCTATGCGTAGAGCTTACAAGACGACTACGTCTTTGATAGAGAAGTTGAAGCGATCTTCATCTTTCTTATCTTGCTTGCGCACTAAGCTACAAGCGACGCTGATCTTGTTGATCTGAGCAATGGTGTCACCCATCTTTGGAGTACCAAAGTGAGCAGAGAAGGGAGCAACAGCTTCCTTCAAGAAGCCCATACCCCACTCATTCACTGTGCCATCTTTCTTGATGGGAGAGAACATAGTAGAGAACTTCTGGCCAGCAGCAGCTTGGCTAGCTTCTTCTTCATTCTTGATTTCGTTGACAGCTTCAACTTCGTAGCTGAACTTGATGTACTCGCCAGTCTTGTCTTTGTTCTGCTCACGAGTAGCAGTAACTGACAAGTTGTAGTGGCCAGTAGGAGGCACGCCAACTGGTGGCAGATCATCAATGTCGTCCATAGAAGCGTCCATCAAAGCATCGAGGTCACGGATAGAGTCGTTTGACATAGTAAAGTCTTTCAAGTGTTTGACACAAGGTCATGGTTTAGGAAGTTAGCAGACAACTGGCCTGCCAGCAGATCAAGCCTTGCGGCTTAGATAGATTGACCGTTGAGTTGTTTATCAATCAGTCCAGCGTAGCCAGCAATATCATGCCAGCTATCAGAGTAGTTGTTGTCACCGTTAATGATGCGGCCAATCTTATGGCAGATCATGTCAAGTGCTTCTTGTTGGTCATTCGGTAACTGCTTGTTACGAATCTCAAGCTCTTGGATGATTACCATCTTCAAGCGTTGAGTAACAGTAGCATGGCCAATGAATGTACCGTAGCGGTTGCCGCGTTGCACTAGCGTAGCAGCTACATCCGTTGAAGAGCTAGAAGGAAGATTCGATTGTGGCACAGTTGCAGGCATATGTCAAGCCCTTTCTTTCATGTAGTTAAGAGAGTTGTTAGTCACGCTTGAACAGTGGAAGCAAGGAGAGGTCTTCACCCTTGTTATCGTCCAGACTTACTGGCAAGCGAGAACCAGTGAGTACGTTGGGGGCGTAGCTTGTAGAACTGAACGCACGATGCTGTTTGTTTACCAGAGTGCAATAGACAGCAGCATCAAAATACTTGGCAGACAACTTAGAGAAGTTGCGAGTACCAGCCATAGGAACAATCTTATCCTTGCCATCTGTCATCTCGCTCTCAACCTCATGGCTGATTACACAGATGTTAAGGTCTAAGACTTGAATCATAGATAGCACCTGATCTAACAATGCACCTTGAGTAGCGTAGTCATGGAAGGTAGCCTTGTATTCTTCACCGCCTGGCTTGCTAATTTCCTTGAGCACAGACTTGTTCATAGCGCTATTGGAGAGTTGAGACAAGCTATCAATGACAAGAATGTCCTTGTCTGTGAAGTTGTTCAAGTTGATGGTTGACCAGCGAGCTTCAGTATTCTTGGCACACAGTGGGCAGTTAACCTTGCCATGTGCTTGGCAGATCTTCTTCTCGCCACCTTTGAGTACGTCACGAACAGTGTCAACTGCTACTGGATACATCTTGTGGTCAGGGATGTTAACAACATTCACGTTCTTGCGGAACTCAGGCTTGAGCATAGCAGGATTAAGAAGTGTCTTGATACCGTTCTCAAGATCAAGCCAGTGCAAGTTGAAGTGCTCAGCTAGCTTGCCAACAAGAGCAGTCTTGCCTGCTTTGGGTGGGCCATAGACAAGTACCTTGGCACGAGAGTGTTGGTTGTAATCATCAAGATTCATTTGGAGTTCCTTTTGCAGTTGATGGTTTGAGAAGGTTAGATAGTTTCAAGCGTGGGCCGTCATCTAGTTCACCGAGAATACGCTCCGCAAAAGACTTGCGGAGGTTACGCTTGTAAGCATCAGCAACAGTTGCTTGCAGTTGTTTGTTGCGATCAAGCAGTTGGAAATAAGGAGTCAAGTTAAGCTTCTGAATAACCCACTTGAATTCAATGCTGCTATCAGGCTCGATATCTACACCGTCATCAATAGACACTACTTGAGCAACTGAGATACGATCTTCCATGATGAAAGTCGTGTTAGCTTCGCAGTTGATAACGTCATCAATGCTCATCATCTTACCTTGCACTGGTCGCATGACAGGTGTGCGCTTAGTAACAGGGCCATTTGTGTAGTCACGATTCTTAGTAGGCACTGCTACCCAGTCACCAAGCTTGATGCTGGCATCATTGGTTACGTAGGTGTAAGCGTCAGATGAATCACTGTGCTGATAGCGAACAGCAATGGTGAAGGCTTCAGTATCTAAGAAGGCTGAGATGTTTTTATCCATGATAAATCTCCTAGAGGATTGAGTAGTTAGTTTGTGGAGAGAGGTTGAGCACTTGTCTTGAGTACAAGAGCAGCAGCTTCTAGCTGTTTAGATAACAGATTCATAATCTGTATGATGTGAGTAGGAGATGTTTCAAAGGTAACACGTCCCATGATAGAGAAGCGTCCGTTGCTATTTAGATCGAACGGCTCAGAGTATGCAACATGACAGAGATTGTCTTGCTCAGCAGCAGCCACTGTGCGAAGATCAAAAGCAGAAAGAGCTTTGAGAACAAGCGGAGTAAGCGTCTTTGTGTCTTCATAGTTAGCCTTGGTATAGACAGTGCGGAAGTTGAACGTCAAGCCAGTAGGCAGCTCTTCGTCACAACCAATCATTGGAACTGGACAAACAACAACAAGCACGTCAGTCTTGTTATCGTAGAAGGCCAGTGTTGGCTCGCCAGGATAGCTAGCAAATCCCATCTCTACTAGCGTGAGTGCTTCACTACGCATGAGTTCTAGGATAGGTGTGTCAGTAGCAGCAGGCTTCTCAGCATCAAGTGGATGGAAGGTGACTGCTTCGTGCGGGTCAAGAGTTGTCATTGAGTTTTTCTTTCTGTCTAGCTACTATCTCAGATAGTGTGGTTGGGAAGTCGATATGCTCAATAGCTTCAATGTCTGCTAAGCAAGTGATGAGTGGCAATGCTTTGTATGGCTTGCCAAATACGGTAGTGAGGTTAAGGTCACAAGTCTCGTAGTGTTCGCAACGACGCATGAAGTCGAAGCAAGAAGCTCCACGCTTAGGAAAGAAGTTGAGTTCTGCATAGCCTTCTTTCTGTTGATGAGTAAGCAGCTGATCTTGAATCCATTCTGCTTTCTTGTTGGCAGTCTTCACGAATGAGAACTGTATCCACTCTTGTGCTTTGGAAGAATAGATTGTGTACATAACATCGTACTCTGTACCGCCTAGCATATCAACTACTACGGAGTAGCTCAGTGCTTGGTCACTGTTAGAGTAGAGCACAGGATCAACTACTGTGAAGCCCGTTGTCTTGTTCTCCTTAACACGGTAGTTGCCAGTGTACTTGTTACGAAGCACTTCGTCAATATGTCCTACATAGTAGTGGCCATCTTCAAAGTCAACAGCTAAGCTGCCTTCGATCTTAACCATCTCGTAGTCACGCAAGTCAGTCTCTTCTTCCCAGAATGTACGGTATGTGTACAGTGCCCAGATAGCTTCGTGGAAAGACTTGCCAGTAGGCTTGTCACGCTTGAGTTCAATCTCAAGAAGATCAATGTCCCAAGCTAAGAAGGCTGCCCAGATAGCTTCACGCAAGTCTTGCTTGTCGTCAAAGATAGCAACGCCTGCACCAACAGCATGGCCGAAGGCAAAGGTAGGAGAGTTGCGTCGTTCGCTAGTGCCAGCTTCTGCTTGCATCTTCTTGATTGCGTACTTGCGGGGGCAAGCATGGTAGACAGTATCCATAGAGTAGCTAGACAAGTTGCCATGAGAGACAAGCGTGTCATAGAAGTCTTTAGATACCTTGATCGCAGCGCCATGCCCAGGAGTTGGGCTAGTAACGCTCGTATCTAGTAAGCTATCAAACAGTGCCGTCGTAGGTAGCATCGTCATTCTCCTTTGGCCACAAGATTTCTTCCATCTGATCTGCGTTCTTAGTCTCTATCTGAGTCTGTAAACGTAGTGCCATGTAAGCAGCTAGATCTACAACACGATCAACGTCTTTGAGTTCGTGATCTTGCGCTAGCAATGTTGTTAAGATTGCTGTTGGATTAACTGATAGCATTACAAGTCTCCTGCTGATAGCTTAACTTTGGGGCCAGCAGTCTTCTTGCTAGCGGCGGCTTTGACAATCTCTGTCTTGGTATGCACTTCAGCAGCATCAATGATACGTGCTATCTCTGCATCATCAAGAAGATGAACAGTCTCAGGATAGCCAATCAAGATGCTATGAGTATTGCGTAGATGCTGAGGCATCATTGGGTCTTTGTTCAGCAGGCTTGTCTCTAAGCTAGCTAGACTCATCTCTAGTCTGCTCATTACATCTGCTGGTACTACGTCGCTTGGTTTCATGTAGTGTTGCCTTTCGGTCTTGGTTAGAAATTTGTACTCAGTGGATAGAAAGAACTCTACGTTCTCTGCTACTGTGAGCTGTTGCTCAGGTGTTAGTGTGACTAGACAAAGATGAAGAGTATTAGCACTGAACTCTCCAAGGTTCCTATCCCAACTGTATGCAGCACTAGCTAGTAGCTTGGCTACTGCGTACTTGTTGTGTGGATAGTGGTTGTCTCTGTGTGCGTGGAGTTTAACTAAGTTGCTAAGTCCAAGCGTAAACAAAAAAGCCCACGGATGAACCGCAGGCAGATTAGAAGGGTGTGATAAGTATCTTGCTATCCCTCTTGCATGATGCGCTGCTAGTGTTCTGGCGTGTAGCTCAGGACTTAGCGGTCGTATGAAGAAGTTTAAGTATGTGGTCATAGTTTCGTGTTGTATAGCAAGGTCAGTGTTATCTTTTCCATAGTTCCTGAGATAGTCTCACGGGTGATAACTAGCTTACTCCAACCTACTAGCCCTGCTTGTCGGCGAGCTACGTTCTCGGTGGTCTTAGCTAGTTTGATACCTTGCAAGATACGGCGTGATGCTTCCTTACTGACAGTCACTTCTGCTCTGCCAGTCTGCTTGATTTCATTCCAAACAGCATCGTATTTACGCAACTCAATCCTATGAAAAGGGTAACTCTTTGGTCAGTAGTCTTGCATCTTACCGTTGCTCTTGTGAACCCAGAGTCGGTACTGTAACTCTACCTAGTTGATTAGTCTAGATGTTGTTGACTAGATAAGATGGCCGTCAAGACTACTGAACAAAAAGAAGCCACCCGAAGGTGGCCGTTAGCTAAGCTAACAAATCTCTTGCGAGATTACAGGAGGTCAGCAGCCAATGCTTTCTCTGGCTCAACCAACCAACGCTTGAACTTCTCAGAGATACGAGAAGCGCAAACTGCGTTCTCTTCCAAGTTGGCAGAAGAAGCCATGTAGATGTCCAACTGGTCGATCAACACGTTCAACACTTCCTTGTTGCTCTTAGCCTTAGTAGGCTTCTTGAACAAGTTGATGTGGTTTGTGATACGGTCTTCTGTTTTGCCAGTAGCAGCAACCATAGTGGCCAAGTAGTCTGCGAAGAAAGAAGTCCAGTCTTCCTCTGTCAGAGCAGTTGAGCTGCGTTGTGTTGGTGGGATAGAAGCAACGTACTCAAGAGTCAACTTGTCGTAGTCCAACATAGAAGCAGAAACTTCTTTGCTATCATCTTCACCGAAGCCTTCGATGATTTCGTCGAACTGGTCACGAGCAGCATCAACGATGATACGTGCAACAGCTTCGCAGATCAGCTTGCTAACAGCAGTGTCAGCGCCTTGAGCCAAGTAGCCAACGATCTCGTCAGAAGCTAAGACTGGGATAGCAGCTTCAACGCTAGGTTGTTTCTTGGTACGGCCAATCTCTTTACCAGACTCGTCCTTGATAGAACGTGACTTGAAATTGAACTTGATTGTTTGCGCTTGTGGCATGGTAATTTCCTTTGGAAAGTTGCTAGCTAGCTAGCGGGTTGTGAAAGTTTGGAAACTGTTGGCTGGTGTTTCCGAACCAGAGATAAGATTGTGACACAGACTAGAGGGTATGTCAACCCCCTATTTCTTATAATCGTTTGTTTAGTTATCGCCAAGCTCTAAGTCACGAGGGATGTTGATAACTGTTGTTGTCTCCTTCGTTGTCACATTCTCTCTTGTCAGCGTGGTAGCTACAATCTCTGTGTTAGATACGCGGTAGTTAATAACTACTGGTACGTTAGCATCTTGATTGAGTCTTGCTAGCTGGCTAGCTACGTTGAGTAACGCAGACTGTTCAATGTCTCTTGCGAGCGCGTGGATAATAATCATGTTGAAGCTCCTTGCTTGCTTGCTGCTTCCGCAGCATTGAAAAGTTCTTGGTACTTATCGAAATAAGTTGTTGCGTGTAGCAACGCTATGCGTTGTTGTTGTCCAGCAGTGAAGCGACAGATTAGCAAGCTCTCTCTATCAGGATGCTTGCGTGCTTGTTGCAGATGCTCATGGTAGTTCCAGTCATGTGCAAGCAGAGCTTGTTGGTAGTGCTCTAACTTATATATGAACATTGGAAACCTTGGCCACTCCGCAGTCTTAGTAGTCATGCTGATCGCCTTGCATGGCTTCTCTGATTAGCCACCATGCTGGCTTAGCACGACGCTTCCAGCTAGCAATGCCGATCTTGTCAACCATGTAGTAGTCACGATATATGTTTACGGCAGTAGCATGAGGAGTAGCTACGCTACGTAGTGTCACGCTCTTAACAGCAACAGCAAAGTCTTGTGGCATGATGAAAGCAGGAGCGTGCTTATCAAGCAAGTCTGCCAGCGTAGATAGCCACTGTCCGTAAGCGTGTTCCCAAGATAGTGGATAGCGAAACTTGTGCTCGTTGACAAGAGCTACTGCTAGCTTGGTAAGATAGTGGAAGTGCTGGATATTAGCAACAGTCCACAGTGTGCAAGGATGCTTACGCATAGATGGGCTAAGTGGTTTGCAAGGTGTGACAGCAATGCTGTTGCTTTGCAAGTAGAGTCTATCAGGATGGGAGATAAACTCGTCAGTAGCTAGCGCAGTAACTAGCATCTGTGTACACTCTGCGATCATCTTAACAACGTGCTTGTCTACGTGATAAGCTGCTTGCTGGTCAAAGTGAATGTCTGGGTTGCGTTCTTCTGATAAGATAAAAATGTTCATAGTCCTACTCCTTGTGAGTTCTTACGTTTCTTGGTTGCTGATAGCTTCAGCTTCTTCTTTTCCATGCACTCTGTACAAACAACACGGTAAACAACATGGCGTACATAGTTGAAGCCAGAGAACATACGTTTGGAGCAACAGTCACAAGTACGTGAGATGTTAACTACTCCACCTATCTGCTCACTGAAGCCAGGATGTTGTTTAGGTTCATCGCTACGATGTATGCTCATTGCTTGCTCTCCATGCTGAAGACGTTAAGAATAGCAGTGCCAACTGTACCTAGTAGTGGCGAAGCTCGCAAGTCTACTGTTACTCCAGTTATCTTGTTCCACTCTGCTTCTGTTGGTACGTTGCCGTATTGCCAGTTGATAGGATAGCTATGACCTAGATAGATAAGAGCAGTCTTGTCTTCGTTAAGAGATTCTAGTAGCTCTGCTCTTGTCATGTTTGTGAACTTACGCCATGCTATCTTGTTGACTGCCGCAGTGCTTAGTGCATAGTAAGGATAGCAGCGAATCTTGTAGGCTAACAGTGTCTGTTGCTTGTTGTGAATAGGATTAAAGAGCATTGCTGTCTCCAGAAGAAGCGTTAGTTGTGGATGCTTGCTGCTTACTGAGCAGTTCAAAGCGGCGAGACAAGATGTTGTATTGAGCAGTAGCCTTGAGATAGAGGCCGAGACTAGCAAAGCTTTCACGCTTGGGAGCTTCTGGCTTGCTTGTTAGTACTGCTGCACGACTGTCGAAACCTGCGAAGAACTCATTGCTCTTAGCTTGCTCTTCAGCAGTTAGATCAAGACTGTTAGATACGTCAGACACGCTATGAGATAGCAGAGTGAATGAAGAATAGAAGTCTTGAATGATAGCCTTGATGTTGTTGAGGCGGTTGTTAATGAAGAAGGTAATCTCGTTGCCAGTATCGCAGCACTCTACGATAGCAAGTTGTACATCTTCAATGTCATCTGTTGTCCAGTCTTCTGGGTTAGTATCGCCAGTCATGAATAGTGTCTTGAAGGTAGCACGTCTGCCAGCAGCATAGCGGCCATCTTGAACAAGTTGGATATCAATCCAGTTCCATACCTTGTTGAAGTCAATACGTTTGTAGACAGCTTCAGCTTTTACAGTTAAGAGAGCAGCAGTACGCAGCTTGAGAGTTTCTTCACGCTCTAAGTCAGTACGACCTGCTTCCCAGTCAGCCTTGATATCGAAGGCAGCATCTAGCCAGTCTCTGAAGTTCTCCCACTTGTTATTGTTGTTAGCTCTACCAACCTTGTATTGTGGAAAAGCTACGCGCTTGCTAGATAGATGATGTAGCCAGCCAGCAAGTTGTAACAGTCTAGAGCCAGTGCCTACGCAAGTAGCAAGACAAGGAAGCGAAGGCTCTTGTTTGTTGTGAGCTTCGCGGCTCGGTTGCCAGATAAGATCAAGAGAGTACATGATAGCGCTCATGCTAAGTGCAAGCTCACGCTCTTCACTGTCAATGATGCTCCACTCTGTGTTCTCTGCAATATCTAGTTGCTCTTTGAATCTAGGTAGCAGCTTATCTAATGGCATACCATAGACAGGATGAATGAGATTGTCTAGCGTAGCATGGGAGAGAAGCGGCCAGCCATTAGAGCAGAGAGCAGTGATACTAGCCAAGACAAGGCCACTACGTTGGCAGTAGATTGTCTTGTTAGGTAGACTAGGAGAATGTGTCATGTTGATAAGTCCGTTGATAAAAGTTGAAGAGATTAAGATTCTAAGCTCATGCTTTGTGCTTTGCCCTTGAAGAATTCAATCTTCTCGGATAGCAAGGTGCCAGGAATAATAGGTCGTTTAGAAGCTCGCTGCATACTGTTCTCATGTGGCTTGATATCGCCTTCACAGATAATATACAAGCTGTGCTTTGCACGAGTAATAGCAGTGTAGACAAGCTCACGAGATAGCATGGTAGCATGGCTATTATGCAGGAACAAGAAGACACGCTGCCACTCAGAGCCTTGAGACTTGTGAATAGTAAGAGCGTAACCAAAGAGCATCTGGTTAATATCGCCAGCAGTATTCAAGACACGATCAATACCAAGGTCAGGAATATGAACAGTGATAGTATGACTTGCCAAGTTCTTGCCTTCTTCTTCTGCACCCAAGTTATCTAGCTGATTAAGAATCTCGTCAGCAGTCATCTCATGTGCTGGCGTGTCTGCTTCAGGATCGAAGCCCCAGCGGTCTAGTGTCTCGCTCTCTGTTCTAGCTAGCTTGCCACCGTAACCTTGAGTGCGTTCAATCTTAGTGATAATAGCATCATGTCTATCTACCATGACACGATCACCAACAGCCCAGTAGCTCTTGATGTAACGAGCAATGACTTCAAAGACAAGAGCTTTACGCTGCTTGCCAAGATAGTCAGCCATGATCTTGTTAAGTTCGATAGTGCCGAAGCTCTTGTTGAATGGGCAGAGGATAATGTCTTCTTCAGGATTGAGAGCACCAGACTCCACGAGAGTAGGCAAGAACTTACGCATGAAGGTAATAGCAGCATCGTTGCTAACACGCTTCTTCCAAGGATGGATGGTAAGGTTGCCATGTTCTTGCTTGTCTGTGACTGTCTTCTCAGTAAGAAGCTTGGGAACTTCAGCAGAGTTAAGACGGATGGCAGTAGCTAGCGAGATAATGGGAGACTCAAGAGCTTGACGATAGACGTGAGTAAGTTCTACTGTTGCTAGCTCAGCTAGCTTGAAACCCAAGATGCTTGGGCCGAACACAGGAGGAATCTGGTTAAGATCACCAAGGAAGATAATCTGTGTAGCTTGTGGCCGTGGCAAGGCAGCAATTACTTCACCATACAAGTCAGTGCCAATCATTGAAGACTCTTCAAAGATAAGCGTGCTAATATGTGGAAGCGGGTTGCCAGCAAAGCGTGAAGGTTCAAAGCGCATAGTAGTTGATGGCATACCTTCATCATTCATTACTTCATAGTAGACTGGCTGATATTCAAGCAGCTTATGAATAGTAATGCAGTGAGCTTGCAAGTGAGCAGGCAGCTTCTTCTTGATGTTGTTAACTGCCTTGTTAGTATAGCCACAGATAACAATGCCAGGCGCATCCTTAACAAGATGCTTGGTGCCATCAGAGAGTGGCAAGACGTGTGAGGCACGTTGCAAACGAGAGATGATTTCTTGCGTGACAGTAGTCTTACCAGTACCAGCAGCACCAATAAGACATAAGCTCTTAGCTTGCAAGCTGAGTTCGATAGCAGATAGTTGCTCTTTGTTGAAGGTCATTAGTGAGCCAGTTGCTTGTGCTAGCTCGCTAGTGTTAGATAGATGGCCAGTGACATTGGATACAATGTTAGTAGCTTCACTGTTGTCAACACTGCCAGCTTGGGGTGCAGACTGCGTGGGAGCTTGGCGCTCTGCCATGCGTGCTGCGTGCTTAGCTTTGGCAGCTTCGATAAGTGCTGCAATGCGTGGGTTAGGATGAGTCATGATAGTTAAGAGAGTTGGTGGTTAGTTTGTTAATACTTGTGATCGTCAACATCTAAGCTAGCTGCATAAGCTACTGGGTTAGCAGGATGCACTTCGATGCTAGTATTCCAAGCATTGCGACACTTGAAGCGTGGTACATCTGGCTTCTCACAAGCATGAGAGACAAACAAGATATAATTGGCTACTACTTCTTTACCTTGCTGCTCAAGCAGTGTAGATAAGAAGACAGAGTTGTTAGGCTTGAAGCTCATCAACTCATTGAACAACTCAGAGTGACAGTTGTATAGTGCGTTCTTTGGATTGTCTGCAAGAGCTACATACTCTGCAAGCTCTGCAAATGTGCGAGCATAGTGGTGATTAGTTGGTTGTTTACGAGGCATGATAAGTTCCTAGTCTGCACCTACGGTGCGTTGATAGCAGCAAAGCTGCGAGTGACAATACAAAGTGCCGCAGGTTTCCCCACAGCTCATATATTGTCTCACACTTTCTTCTAGATATTAGAAATTGTTTTCTTAATCTTTTCACTGCTGCCAGCAGCCAGCTACGCTGAGAAGGTCAGAGGCTAGCATCTTCTTCACCAACCATGCGCTTGAGATACATACTCACTACGTGAGGAGCAATAGTAACTACTGAGCCATCTTCCTTAGTTACCTTGGTTGGTGTATCTGTCTGGAGTTCATGCGGAGGCAGAGTATCAAGCAGCTCATACATATCGCTTGTTGGCAGAGATGCAGCCGCGCTGAGGATGGCTTGTTTATCTAGCTCGTAGCTTTCTTTCTCTGCTGCTGCATACTCTGCCAGCATCTGACGCACCATAGCAGAGTGGTCTGCTAGTGTCATACCTGCTATCTTATATTCTACTACTGCACGCAAGGCTGCATCAAAATCAAGGAAGGTTCCTAGACTTACCTTCTTACCTTTGAAGCTTGTACGTACTACGTAGCGAAGACTGCCACGAGATATTTCAGCAACAATGCCAGCAGGCAGCTTAGCATTGAAGTCTGCTAGAATATCTTTGTGACTACGCAGACTGCGTAGGTTGACAGCGTAGCTGTCTGCTCTGTTGTTTGGATCGGTTGTGTTCATAGTTGAATAGCCTTGTGACTGAGGTTTAAAGAGTGGGTATTATATGCCGTATTTTTACGGTGTCAAGTGGCATAAAAGGCTGATGACAAGTGGCATTTTAGAATATTGAGCTTCGATAGTGGGCAACCTTTGGGGCTTATGTTGTTTGGGTCGAGATAGCAGCTAGACGAATAAGACGCTTGTTATTAGCAAGAACCCGTAATGATAATCATTACCATCTGGCCCCAAGCATGAAGCCAGCAGACAAGGAGAGCCAGCGCCAGCGCCAGCTAGACAGGAGAGCGAGAGAGGCGAAGCCCTGACAGTGGAAGCCCTGATTGTCTTTGCCCTTAATACCCCCTATCAAAATAAAAAAGAAAAAAAGAAAAAATAACTTAACTATAAAATTTAATGGGGGGCATAAATAAGATTTCCCCAGAGGAAAGAGCCAACAACTAATAGAATAGACAGAGAGCTGACAACTAAGGAGAACGGAAAGGGAAGGGGAAAAGGTGGGAGAGCGAAAGGGCAAAACCTAAAAGGACACTTGACAGCGAACGAACTGGACAGAAGACAGGAGAAAAAAACGGCAGAAGACAGGAGACAAAGAAAAGAATTTAAAAATATCTCCAAAGCTCAGACAATCTGTGCTAGAATGAAGACAAGTTAGCAAGGAAGGAAGGCAACAACCTAACAAGCTAGCCCGTTTGGGAAACCAAACTATTACCAACGCAGCAAAGCTGCAAACAAACGTGCTAACGCACAAAGGAACTATTAACATGACAAACGCAACAACAACCAACAGCACCAAGGTGCACACCAGCCAAGAAAACGCACTGGCTACACTGACAGACGGACAACGCCTAGTCACTGCGAATTTTAGGAACCCAAGCCGCCGCGCCTTCATTGCCGTAGATGCTAGCCCTTGGAACCAGTTAGCCGCAGACAATGTGCCCACGCAATACCGCGCCATATTAGAGGCAGTGCTAGACAACGCGGCCAAGAGTATTCTCGCTAAATACTTGACAGCCTACACTATGTGGCCATCAGAACTAGGCGCCCACCTATTCAACAGCGCCGCATTACTTGACGAAGCCACGGGAGCTAATAGCGACTGGCTCACAAAGGAGGAAATTGAAGCAGCTTGGAGAGACAGCGCCACCCGTAAGGCATACGTCACCAGCCCCAACTACTCCAATAACCAAGCATACCGAAAGGCAGTAGCTTATTATGAAGGGTTGATTGTGAAGCTAGCAGGTAAAACCAGCCAATACAAGTCCGAGGAACTCGACCTCATTATCTCAAAGCTCCGTGATGAAGACTTGATAACAGAGCTTGGAGGTTTCATTGTGCGCCGTGTGGAAGCTATCAAGAACCGCCCACAGCGTGAGACAGAAATCAATCTCGACTTGCTTTAAACCCTGCCAACAACTCAACAACTCAGGAGCCTAAACTATGCGACATTCTAACCACCGCACCAACTACACGCCAGAGCCACGAAGTGCAGAGCCCCACGCGCCAGAACCTAGCACCGCCAACAAGGTGATCTATATTCTCGGACTTGTCGCCCTGCTAATAGTTTGGATGACAGCGCCCAACGCATAACCAACCACCAACCAAGGAGAGCCCCACCGTAACACGTGGGGTTTTTGTTGCCTGCTATCACCACGACCACGCGCCAGCGTTGCCTGCTATCTAGCAAGCCCAACCAACAGCGAAGCTAACAAGCCACCCAAGCTAGCTAATAAAAAAATTTCGCCTCGCTACGCTCGGAAACAGCCAGAAGGCAAGAGCCTGTCACTACGTGCAGGCTAAGACAAGGGGGGAGGGCACCTTTTCAAGGTGTTAGCTCCGCTATATCCTATGAACCAGTGAGAATTTTTCTAAATTTTTAAAAACACTATCAACCTCGCTGTCAACTAGCTATGCACAAGATTAGCAGACTACGGAATCTGCGGCCCTCGGAGATAATCTTTGCAAACAAGCCGCTAAGGAGCGCTATTATGAACATAAACAAAGACCAAGCCATTGCGTTGTTAACTCAAGGCCTCAGCACGTCAGTGGTAGCAGCAGCTATCGGCTGTGATGACAGCTACATCTCACAACTCAAGGCAGATCCAGATGTGCAGGCTAGAATTGCTCAGCATCAGTTGGAGCTGACAGAACAAGACATAGCATTTGACTCTAAACTAGAGCGTGCAGAATCTCTGGCGCTAGATAAGATCGAGCGTAATATGCAGTTTGCTACGCTTGGACAAGCTATGGCTGCTTTCCGTATTCTCAATGGTGCGAAGAAACGACGCGATGCGCTGATAACGCCAGAATCTGGCGGCACAACAATCAACGTCAATCTCACACTTCCTGCTAACAGCTTGCCACGCTACGTGACCAATGCTAAGAGCGAGATTGTGGAGGTGGAAGGCAAGACAATGATCGGCGCTACGGCAAAGAGCTTAGATGCTATCCTCGCTGCACGAGCAGGAGCTCATCAGCTCTCTTTGCCCCAGACTACAGATCTAGAGAAGGCAGCTGCCAGATTAGATACGTTAGCACCTCCCGTAGCAGCTCGCCCTGCACGACGTCTGCCAGTTGGCCTCTCTCCTGATATCCTCTAATCATTATGGCTACCATCAACGAACTGTCAGAAGTCTCAGCTAGCGGTGCAGAAGCAGCGGAACTGTCACGCAAAGACTTTAACTTCCTAGCAATGCTGGCAGCTCCAGATGAGTTCATCTTTGCTTTCCCTGCGTTCTATCTAACCCTGTTCACTCTACTCACTGGATTCAAACAGCGGGTGGAGCGCTTTGCCATTGGTATTCCTCGCGGCTTCGCAAAAACAACATATATCAAGCTGCTCTGCCTGTGGTACATTCTGTTCTCTACTAAGCAGTTCATTCTGATCGTAGGTGCTACGGAAGGTATGGCAGTTAACACACTGTCTGACATCTTCGATTTGCTGTCTGGCCCTAACATCAGGAAGCTGTTTGGTAACTGGCAGGCTGCGGTGGAAGTAGATACCCAAGAACTGAAGGTCATGCACTTCCGTGGTCGTGATATCATCGTACGCGCTATTGGTGCTGGCAGTGCAGTTCGCGGTATCAACAGAAAGAACAAGCGCCCCGATGTTATCATTATGGATGACGTGCAGAAGAAGGAAACTAGTGAGAACAAGGAACTCAGCGATCAACTGCTGAAGTGGATTCTAGGTACGTTGATGAAAGCCCGTAGTAATGCTGGCTGTACTTACATCTACGTTGGTAACATGTATCCCCAGAACTGTATTCTGGAGAAGTTGAAGAACAACAGCCAGTGGACATCATTCATTGTTGGTGGCATCTTGGCAGACGGCAGTTCACTGTGGGAAGAACTACGGCCTATTGAAGAACTGCTTGCTGAATACCAATCAGATACTGAGATGGGACACGGTGAGATCTTTATCTCCGAAGTGCTTAACTCCACAGATATCGCACTCGCCTCTGGTATCGACGTGTCACGCATCCCGATGCTACCTAGTTATTACGAAGACACAGAAGCAGAAGGTAGCTTCATCATCATTGATCCTAGCTCTGGCAAGAAGACAGGAGATGACTGTACTATTAACCACTACTCCGTGATTGATGGTAAGCCCATTCTAGATACTATTCTACATGGCACGTTCTCTCCACTAGAGACTATCAAGCAGGCTATCGGCATAGGGCTGGCAAATAACACAAGACTCATCGCTGTTGAGGGAGTTGCGTATCAGTCTACGCTGCTATTCTGGTTTGAGCACTACTGTAATGACCAAGGCATCAGCGGCTTCGAGTTCGTAGAGCTTTCTCCTAAAGGCCGTGCTAAGAACAACCGTATTAAGAATGGCTTGTTAAAGCTGTTAGCATCTGAGATCTATCTCGGCCCTACTATACGCTCACTTGTCATCTCACAGATCATGGATTGGAACCCGCTTAAAGTCAACAACGTAGATGATATAATAGATCCTATCGGATATGTTGAAGAAGTCTTGCAGCAGTACCCCGAACTTATCATCAAGAATATCTTCGATGTTGATAGTTATGTTGGTGACGCTAGTCATGGCGACTCTTTAGCACTTCCTTTCTGAAAACTCTCCACCAGTTGAAAGACAAACATGGCAACAGCGCCCAGTATCTCAATCATTAACACCCTGACAATGCCACAACGTGCAGAACTACTTGCTTACGCAAAGAGCTGTGCCATCCGCAATGCAGGCCCTTTGGCAGATTTCCGCACTCTGCTTCGCTATCGTGATCGTGCGTATCAACGCCAACTCAACGTAACAGCTGAGCATATCAAAGCCGTCCGTGCTAACATGTCAGGCGACGCACGTAAACTGCAAGATATAACCGTACCAATCGTAATGCCGCAGATTGAATCTGCTGTTGCTTATCAGGCAGGTGTCTACCTGACTAGCTATCCTATCTTCGGTGTAGTCTCCTACCCAAAGAATCAGAGTGCAGCTCTCCAGTTTGAGACAGCGCTCGGCGACCAGTCTATTCGTTATGGCTGGGCTCGTGAACTAATCAAGACTTTCCGCAACGGATTCAAATACAACTTTGGCGCTGCGGTAGTTACTTGGAAGAAGACTCCACTCAAGCAAGTGGTGACAGATACTAGCATCAGTGCAGCTGGCATGGCTAAACTCAATGAGTACAGCTACGGCGGTAACTGCATCGAGAACATTGATCCATACAACTGCTTCATGG